TCGTCTACAGGAGTTTTAGAATACGCAAACATATCTTCATCCAATCCAAAAACTGGATTTAACAACACAGATATATTTGAAATTCAATCTGTATCATCTCATACGCCTACTGCTATTATTACACAAGCAGAAATAAAAGCAAATAATCCAATTACTGGATTCGGCACTTCTGGTGTGGATCCAAAAATAATTAAATACGAAATGACAATAAGGATATAAAACAAATGTCTGAAGAATTACTTGCTACTTTAAAAGTACAAATGAAACACCTCATAGATGAAGCTTGTGATATCTATATGTTTAACATTTCAACAGATACACACAGCAGAATTAGAATGAAAGCCGCTCAAGATTTTAATAGTAGAATTTGGCTTTTACATTTCGATGAATCAAATGCTTGGATTGCTTCAACAGGAGCTCCCGCAAATAATGCTGATCATTATACGCAGGTCGCTTTGTGGGAGAATCTTCCAGTTGAAAAAATGGTTCCTCCTGTTGAAATAAGCGAAGACTCTGCATAAATAACCAAAGCTTAATTATTTTTTTATATAAATAGTAGCAAATACTATTTAATAGGAAAGTTATAATGGCTGCAGTTACATCAAGAGATGAATTATCCGAATATTGTTTAAGAAGGCTTGGCGCTCCAGTTATAGAGATAAACGTTGATCCAGATCAAGTTGAAGATAGAATAGATGAAGCCCTTGAATTTTTTCAAGAGTTTCATTCTGATGCTACACTGCGTACTTATTTCAAACATCTTATAACAGAAACAGATGTAGAAAACGAGTACATTACAATGCCTAATAATATAGACATTGTTTCTAAACTTTTTCCCGTTTCAAGTTCTAGTAATAACAGCATTGATATGTTCAGTGTTAAGTATCAAATGATGCTTAATGATATTACTGATCTTCAAAACTTTGCTGGTGATCTTGCGTATTATACTCAACTACAGCAATATTTAACTTTGATTGATATGAAGTTAAATGGTTTGCCTCAAGTACAATTTTCCAGACATCAGAACAGACTTTATATTTTTGGAGATTTTAATGATAAAGATATAAAAGCTGGAGACTATATTGTGGCTGAAGTATATCAGATAATTGATCCAGATACACATACCAATGTTTACAATGATAAGTTTATCAAAGCGTATAGTACCGCACTTATCAAGAGACAATGGGGTGCTAATCTTTTAAAGTTTGAAGGAATGCAACTACCCGGTGGTGTGATGTTAAACGGGCGGCAGATTTATGAAGATGCAATGCAAGACATTGAAAAACTTGAAGAGAATATACGCCTAGAGCATGAAATGCCAGCAGACTTTTTTGTAGGATAATAGATGGCTCTTAATCATTATTTTAATCAGAAAGCCAAAAATGAACAAAATCTCTATGAAGATATAATCATAGAGAGTCTAAAAATATACGGTCAAGATGTATATTATTTGCCTCGTGAGATAGTAAACGAAAATGATATATTTGGTGAAGATGTCCCATCTAAATTTTCTTCAGCTTATAAAATAGAAATGTATATAGAAAATACAGAAGGATTTGACGGAGAAGGTGATCTATTTACCAAATTTGGTGTTGAAATAAGAGATGCTGCTACATTTATAGTTTCCAGAAAGAGATGGACTAATGTAGTTGGCCAAATGAACAATAAAATAGAAAGTATTAGACCTAGAGAAGGTGATCTAATTTATCTTACTCTTACAAATAAACTATTTGAAATTATGCATGTTGAACACGAACAGCCTTTTTACCAACTAAGCAATCTTCCTACATTTAAATTAAGATGCGAGCTATTTACATACAGTGATGAAAGACTTGATACAAACGTTGATGTAATTGATAATATAGAAAAATTAGGCTATAATCTTAAACTGCTTATGAATCAAGGTGTTGATAGTATTAATTCTCGTTACTCATATGACTTTATGGAAGGTGAATTTGTTCAACAAACTCTATCAAATGGTAAAGTTCTCACAGCTGAAGTTCTTGAATATAATCAACAATTAAATTATGTTGTAGTTTCTCATATAAGCACAAGTGATGGTAGCTACGGAATGTTTGTTCCTGGAACTATAACTAATACAAGAGAAAGAAATATATCAGGTGCTCTTGCATTTGTTGGTGATTCTTCAATACAAGTTGAAAGAACACTTATTAGTATAAATGAAAATATTTACGGTGATAGTAGTTTTGCACAAAATGATGTATTTGATACAACCGAAAATTCATTTGCATTAGATTTCCTAGACTTTTCTGAAACTAACCCATTTGGTGATCCAGAGGATTTATAATGTTTACATATTTTTACCATCAGAGAATAAGAAAGTCAGTAGCTTTATTTGGAACCCTTTTTAATAACATTTATGTTATTCGTAAAGATAAAACTGGAAAATCAATTAGTCAAATTAAAGTGCCTTTAGCATATGCACCAAGAGAAAAATATTTAGAAAGAATTAGAACAAATCCAGATTTAAGAAATAATTCTCAGATTGCTCTTAAACTTCCTAGAATGTCATTTGAAATTACAAGTATTGGATATGACCCAGAAAGAAAACTTCCTAAATTAAATAATTATCATAGAGGTATTACTAATACAACAAGGGATAAGTTTTTTTCTCCAAGTCCATATCAGATTACTTTTCAATTAAATATTTTTTCTAAAAATCAAGACGATGCCTTACAAATAGTTGAGCAGATTCTTCCTTACTTTAATCCTCAATATACTATTAGTATTAAACCTTTTAATGATGCTCATTCTGATATAGTTGAAGATGTTCCTGTTACAATACAGGGTGTAAATTTTAGTGATGATTTTGAAGGAACGCTTGAAAATAGAAGAACAATTATTTATACATTAGATTTTGGAATGTCTGTTAACTTTTACGGTCCAATTGATCCTCAATCAATTGTTCGTCGTGTGGATACTACCATACATCAAGCTGTAGATTTCAGTGTTACCGATGATCCAAAATTAGAAAGAATTATTACCACACCGAATCCTATTGAAGTTAATCCAGATAGTGATTATGGATTTGACACAACATTAGACGTATATGATAATGAACCAGAAGTTATATTATCATCACTATATGTCGAAGATGATTATGTATTATCAGGTTATGTAGACTCTTCGGGTGCATAAAAACAGGAGATAGAAATGCCAATTGTTCTTAGAAACAGTAAAAACTCTGCTCTAACACACTCGGAGCTTGACGGAAACTTTACGGATCTTGATACTCGAGTTAATTCAAAAGCAGATTCATCTACTATTACAGGAATAGTAGATCAAGATTATATTAGAAATAGACAGATTACATATTTGGATTCTGTTGATATTACATCAAGGATTACATCACTTATTGATTCTAATTATATACAAACAAGACAAAATACTTATGATAATGCAGATGTTAATACTCACTTAAATCTTGGTAATGCTGCTCCTAATCAAATTCTTAGTTGGACAGGTGCAGACTTTGATTGGATTAATCAGACATCAGGAACTGGTGGAGGAATTGATTCTGCTGTAGTTATTAATATTGTAGATTCAGCATATATTCAAGCTAGACAACAGACAGCAGTAACTTATACAAATTCAGATGTTGACACTCATCTAAACACAAGCACCGCAAGCGCAAATGAAATTTTAAGTTGGACTGGTACTGATTATGATTGGGTAGCACAGTCGGGTGGTGGTAGCGGATTGGATTCTGCGGGTGTTGCTTCTTATTTGAATGGAGGTTGGAACTTTCATCTTATTCCTGATACAAATTCTACTTATGATATCGGCAGCGCAGAATATAAGGTAAGACACTTATATTTAAGTGATAATAGTTTATATTTCGACTCTGGTCAGACTAGTATAGGATTTGAAACTATAGGAACTAGTAAAAATCTTAAATTTAATAATAATGTAGTAAAAGAAGCATCTCATACCGAAGAAGCAGGCGGACCAGTTGATATAAGTAAAACAAACCATTTTGTTACTACAGGAGCTACATATGACCTTCCAAATGGAGAGTATGTAGGACAAGAATTAAAATTCTGGCATAAAACACAAGGCGGAACAAACATAGTTAGAGTGAATGTGCTTAATGCAAAATGGAGAAATGGTGGTGGAGTACTAAGTACTATTCCTAATATGTTATGGGATCAAGATAAAACAAATACTGCATGCTATGGCTGCATCTGGGATGGTGAAGCTTGGATTATTGGAGAAGGTTCATTAGGAGCATAACGTGAGTGAAGATAGAGTAGATGATGACTTCGAATATTCAAGAAGAACTTATTATGATCTAATAGAAAAAGGTCAGGGTGCTCTTGAAGAGATGATGGAAGTCGCTAAGCAACTGGAACATCCCAGAGCATTTGAAGTTGTATCTGGGATGATTAAAAATATATCAGACGTAAATGATAGACTTATGGATCTTCATAAGAAAAAGAAAGATTATTTAAAAAAAGACGAACCTAAACAGGTTGAAGGAACAACCAATAATAATCTTTTTGTTGGTTCTACCGTAGAACTGCAACGTATGCTTCAAGATATGAATAAAAAACAAGATAATGTAATTGATATTACGGACAGATTAAGAGATGAATCAGAGTGAAAGTTACCTCGGTAACCCAAACGTAAAACGTGATGGTATTGTTCAGCAGTGGACTCAAGAACAGATAAATGAGTATGTAAAGTGTTCTCAAGATTCTTCATACTTTGCAAAAAATTACTGTAAAATTATATCGCTTGATAAAGGATTAGTGCCTTTTATTTTATATCCATATCAAGAGAAAATGTTTAAACATTTTAATGATAATAGATTTTCAATAGTTCTTGCTTGTCGGCAATCGGGTAAATCTATTTCTTCTGTTGCTTATTTGCTTTGGTTTGCATTATTTCATCCCGAAAAAACTATTGCAATTATGGCAAATAAAGGTGCTACTGCAAGAGAAATGCTTAGTAGAATTACTCTTATGCTTGAAAACTTACCGTTCTTTTTACAACCTGGATGTAAAGCACTTAATAAAGGATCTATAGAATTTAGTAATAATTCAAGAATAGTTGCAGCTGCTACATCTGGTTCTTCTATTCGTGGTATGTCTGTTAATCTTTTATATCTTGATGAATTTGCTTTTGTGGAACGAGCAAATGAATTTTATACTTCAACATATCCTGTTGTTTCATCTGGTAAAGATACAAAAGTAATTATTACCTCCACTGCTAATGGTATTGGTAATGTATTTCATAAGATATGGGAAGGTGCTACTCAAGGAGTTAATGAATATAAATCATTTAGAGTAGATTGGTGGGATGTTCCTGGAAGAGATAAAGAATGGGCAAAGCAAACTATTGCTAATACCTCTCAGTTACAGTTTGATCAAGAATTTGGAAATACATTCTTCGGCACAGGAGATACTCTTATTGGTGCTGAAACTTTATTATCTTTAAGAAGAAAAGATCCTATCCAAATAACAAAGGAAGGTGTTAAAATATATGAAAAACCTGTAAAAGGTCATCAATACATTATGACTGTAGATGTTGCAAAGGGTAGAGGTCAAGATTATTCGACTTTTAATTTACTCGATGTGACGGCTAATCCATTTAAACAGGTTGCAGTCTATCGCAACAATACTATTTCTCCATTACTCTACCCAAATATTATTTATAAATTTGCAACCTCTTATAATGAAGCTATGGTGGTAATTGAATCAAATGATGCAGGACAAGTTGTCTGTAATGGTCTATACCACGAATTAGAATATGAAAATATGTTTGTTGAGTCAACCGTAAAAGCTAATTCTCTTGGATTACTTATGACTAGAAAAGTTAAACGTATTGGTTGTTCTTCTTTTAAAGATTTGTTGGAAAACCAAAAAATAGAAATAGTCGATGAAAATACTATACTTGAAATATCTACATTTGTTGCAAAAGGTCAGTCATATGAAGCATCTCAAGGTAATCACGATGATTTAGTAATGAATTTTATTATGTTTAGTTATTTTAGCGGAACAATATTTTTTAATGAAATAACAGATATTAACATTAAACAAATGATGTTTGAAGAAAGAATGAAAGAAATTGAAGATGATATATTACCATTTGGATTTATAGATGATGGATTAGATCAGCAACCACAATATGATCCAGAAAGAGAAGGATGGGCTGTTGAGTATAGTCATGAAAACTTCTAAACTCATTTTTATATAAATACTATTAATTGAAAAAAAACGTATTATGGAATAGCTTATAATTTACCAAAATGGAAAAAGGAAAGAGACATGGCTTTATATACAGCATCAGAGTCTCCGGCAATTATTACTCGTGAAGTTGACCTAACTAACGGAGTCCCAAACGTACCTACATCAACCGGGGTATTAGTAGGAGATTTTCGCTGGGGTCCTGTAAATCAGCCGGTACTCGTTAACAACGAAGCAACTCTTGCAAGTAAATTTGGAAATCCTGATCAAGACGAAGATAGAGCAGTAGATTTCCTTAGTGCATCGAGTTACTTACAATATTCAGATGATCTTTATGTCATTAGAGCAATCACAAAATCTACAGCTACTGGCGGAGCACAAATTCCAGCAGTACTTACTGCAACAACCGCAAATGGTATTATTACTGCAGTTTCTGTAGCACCAAATGGCGGTTATACTTCTGAACCAACAGTTACAATTTCAGCACCAGATTCTGGCGAAACTCCAGTATTTACTGTAGTTTATGACGCAGTAAATGATGAAATTGATTCAATTACTGTACTTAATGATTCAGACGGTCAAGGTAATATTACCTATAGATACGATACTCCACCAGTATTTACAATTACTGGAGGCGGAAGAGAAACGGTTGCAATTAATGCATATGATGCCACAAACACACCAGAAACATTACCTGTTGTAGAAAATCGTGATGGTTGGGATGCAGACAAATCAGGTCATGCAAACAACAATCATCTTACCATTGCTAAATGGCCTGGTGAACTAGGAAACTCATTAAAAGTTTGCTATTGTGGTGCTAATGATTCAGATTTCACTAACTGGACTTATACTGCAAGCGCTGGTCAAACAATTAATTTAAGTTCATATTTTACTGGAGCTCCAGGAACATCACAATTTGCAGCCGATAGAGGTGCTTCAAATGATGAAGTTCATGTTGTTGTAATTGATGAAGATGGTGAATTTACTGGCGTTCCCAATAGAGTACTTGAAGTTTTCCCATTCTTATCTCTTGCATCAAATGCAAAAACAGAACAGGGTACGGTAAATTATGCACCTGATGTTGTTGCTAAAAGTTCAAGTTATATTTGGATTGCTAAAATGCCAGCAGCATTTGGTTCAAATGCAGGTACTGCAACAACTAATGGTAAAAATTATGCAGGGCCCGGAGTTTTAACACATTCTACAAGTCTTGTAAATGGTTCAAATTCGGGAAGTATAAGTTCTGCTGAATATGCAACAGCATTTGCAACAGTAAATGATCCAAATAATATATCTGTAGATTTCTTAATTGCTCCAGGTATGGGTAGTGCATCAGAACAACAAACTGTAGTAAACAATATGGTATCTATTGCAGAAAACGATAGAAAAGACTGTGTAGTTGTTACGTCTCCAAACAGAGCTGCAATAATAGGAAGTGCTAATCCTAGAACAGATATTATTGCTGCACAATCTAGTAATGTATTTACTCGTAGTTCATATCTATTTGCAGATTCAAATTATCTTAAGGTATATGATAAATTTAATGATAGATATATCTTCATACCTGCTGCAGCTTCAACTGCTGGTATTATGGCAGCTTCAGATAATGATACAGCACCTTGGTTTTCACCCGCTGGAACAAGAAGAGGAAGATACTTTGGTGTAACATCTCTGGCATATAACCCAGATAAATCTGATAGAGATGAACTATATAAAGCTGGATTTAATCCAATTGCAAATATTCCAGGGCAAGGAATTACTTTATATGGTGATAAAACTCATCTATCAAGACCTTCTGCATTTGATAGAATTAATGTTCGTAGATTGTTCCTTACTCTCGAAAGAGCAATATCTTCGGCCGCTCAAAATATTCTCTTTGAATTCAATGATGAATTTACAAGAGCTGAGTTTGTAAATATTGTAGAACCAGTTCTTAGAAATATTCAGGGCAGAAGAGGTATTACTGATTTTAAACTTGTGTGTGATGAAACTAATAATACACCAGAAATAGTTGACACAAATCAGTTCATAGCAAATATCTTCATTAAACCCGCAAGATCGATCAACTTCATTACTCTTAATTTTGTAGCGGTAAGATCTGGCGTTTCTTTTGAAGAAGTCGTCGGCGCAGTATAATAGGGGTATATAAAAATGGCAATTTTAGGCGTAAATGATTTTAAATCAAAACTTAGAGGTGGAGGCGCACGCCCAAATCTCTTTCAAGTAATATTAACTTTCCCGGCTTATGTTACCGGGGACGTTGAACTTGCATCATTCTTAATTAAAGCTGCTCAGATGCCGGCTTCAACTATGGGAACAATTCCAGTACCATATAGAGGGCGTCAATTGCAGATAGCTGGAGATAGAGTATTTGAGCCATGGACAGTTACTGTTATTAACGACACTGATTTTAAAATTAGACAGTCAATGGAACAGTGGATGAATGGTATAAATGCACATCAAGCAAATACTGGTCTTACTAATCCAGCAGATTATCAAGTTGATGCTGCAGTACAGCAGTTGGATAAAGATGCTTCTGTTCTATATGAATACAGATTTAGAGGTATTTTCCCAACGGCAATTTCTTCAATTGATCTATCTTATGAAAATGTAGATACTATTGAAGAATTTGGTGTGGAGTTCCAACTTCAATATTGGGAGAGTATTACTCCTGATGGGTCTACAGTAACTACTTAAAAGTTGAATAAATATAATTTGGTTAGGGGAAAAATTCCCCTAACCTTTATATAGTTAAAGGATAGTTATGGCAGATAATTCAATTAAGCTTTTTGGATTTGAAATCAAAAGGGCTAACTCATCTGAAAAAGCACAGCAGAAAATTAAATCGGTTGTTCCTCAAACCGATGATGATGGTGCTGGTTATATTACTGCTTCCGGTAGTCATTTTGGTCAATATTTAGATATAGACGGAAGTTCTGCAAAAGATAATTATCAGATGATAAGAAAATATCGTGGTGTTGCAGTACATCCAGAAGTAGATAATGCTATTGAAGATATTGTTAATGAAGCGATTGTTGGTGATGAAGATATAGAACCTATTAGTCTTACACTTGAAGATGTTGAATTTCCAGAAAATGTTAAAAAACAAATACAAGAAGAATTTGAAAATATTCTTGGTATGTTAAATTTTTCAGAAAACGGACACGATATATTTAGAAGATGGTATATTGATGGTAGATTATATCATCATTTAGTAGTTGATGAAAAAAATGAAAAAGCTGGAATACAGGACATTAGATTTATAGACGCTTTAAAAATTCGTAAAATGAAAGAGGTAAAAAAGAAAAAAGACCCTCTTACAAATGCGGATATTATAGAAAGTGTAAAAGAGTATTATGTTTATCAAGAAAGACCAGGTCAAGAAAGACAAGCAGTAAAGTTTACTCTTGATTCTATCAGTTATGTAACATCAGGACTATTAGATGAAACTCGTAAAAAAGTAGTATCTCATTTACATAAATGTATTAAACCAATTAATCAGTTAAGAATGATGGAAGACTCGCTTGTCATTTATAGACTTGCTAGAGCACCAGAACGTAGAATTTTTTATATTGATGTAGGTAACTTACCAAAAGGTAAAGCTGAAGAATACATGAAAAATATTATGACCAAATATCGTAATAAATTAGTATATGACGCTCAAAATGGAGAACTAAGAGATGACCGTAAACATATGTCTATGTTGGAAGATTTTTGGTTACCTCGTAGAGAAGGTGGTAGAGGTACTGAAATCTCTACTTTACCAGGAGGAGAAAATCTTGGTCAGATAGATGACATAGTTTATTTCCAAAAACGTGTTTATCGTGCATTAAACGTTCCTATTAATAGATTAGAACAGGAAGCACAATTTTCTCTCGGACGTTCAACAGAAATATCAAGAGACGAAGTTAAATTTCAAAAATTTATTGATAGACTTCGTAAAAAATTTAGTCACTTATTCTTAGGAATCTTAAAAAAACAGCTTATTTTAAAAAAGATCATTACCGACTCTGATTGGGATAATCACAAAATACATTTTAAAATTGATTATGCAAGAGATAATTATTTTGCAGAATCTAAAGAAAGTGAAATATTAAAAGATCGAATTCAAACTCTTGATATGATGCAACAGTATGTTGGAGAATATTATACTAAAGATTGGGTTATGAGAAATGTTCTAAAGTTTACCGAAGAAGAAATGAAAGAAATGGAACAAGACGTAGATGATGAAAATCAAGAAAAAGCAGATGAGATAGATAATATTGAATCTG